AGCATTCTACAACAGACGGGCAGCTTCGGCTGCTCGTACCACAACAGACGGCAATACCGTTTGGCTCCATGGTAACAAAATAGCATGGAGAACTGAAGCTGGTGACATCGGCTTTACCCTCGCAGGGTGGCCCACCGTCACAACACGAGATCGTATCAACGGTATACTCGAAACATTCGGATACGGATACTGGGGCGTAGCACAACGCAACCACGATCAGTATCTAATGTACCTTGCCGAAAAGGTCATGCCGCTCGACGATAACGACTCGTTCTACCTCAGTGACCTCAAAGGATTGCAACCACATCCAGATACAGAGGAAGCGCTACCATGCGCATAGGCGGATATCAAATGAAGGACCTCGGCTATGGTGTCGAGGTCCGCGAATACGAAGCAGGCTGGTCGTTTTTTATACAAGGCGACGATGCACAGCAGTTTCGTGAAGAGTGGGAGATTTGGGAAGACTTAGTTAGTAGCGACTTCCGACACTTCCTTTCAACCCACGAATACGACACACTGTTCAAATAGGAGAAAGCACAATGAAACCAATGTTCGAATGGAACAACGACGAGATCCGCGATTACTACGACCAAAACCCTAACCTGACCATCCTAACATATGCAGGTATGTTGGGACTAACAGGAAGCGAACTTAAAAACATCCTCATGACAGACGGTAGCGCCGTCGATAAGGAAGAGGAAGCCATGGCAGAGGAGATGTTCAGCGGTCCCGAACCAACCGAATCCCGAACCGAATACTGCTATCGAATGGGCTTCGACATGTAAACAAAAAAGGGGGCTTCGGCTCCCTTTCAACTACTATCATAAATAGAGTCACGCTAGTCGCGTGACACATGATTGTTTAAATTGAGCCTCCTTACGTCGGCACAGGTTAGTGTGCTCGACTCCCTCGTTCCTCGGTCGCCTCGCGGGAAAAAATGCGCGCGTGGGGCCGCAGGGCTTACAAATCAAGGCCCAAAACACTCGCCGCGTGGGGCCGCAGGGCCTCAAGCGCGTCCTTCACGGTCCCGTACTCATGGCCCTCCGTTCCATTCAAACCATCCCTCGTTAAGCTAGGTCCTTGATTTCCCTTAAACAAATATAGCTTCTTGAAGGAAAGATCCTTTACTAAGAAGAAATTTGCGCCGCCTCGCGCCCAATATGCCATATTCCACGCAACTTGATGCGCAGATAAATTTATTGCGTTGCTTTTGATTGTTTTGAGTTCTACCCAAAAAGGCACACCATCGGCAACAATGTGAACGTCAGGTATTCCCCCGCCATGCTTGTTTTCAATCCGTGTTGCAAACCACTTACTCGGCAGGTTCCGCCTTATCGACTTCCAAAAGTTCGCCTCCGGTCCCGTGCTCATTTGGTGTTATATCCTTATAACTTGTCTCTATTTGGAACGCTTGTGGATACTGTTTCTGCAAAGCCGCAAGTCGAGATGTGATCTCATCCCTAGATAATTGATCAATTGTGTTGATGGTTTCACGCCTGTCGATAGTCAGGCCCCCCAATGCTGACCGTATTTTCTCTGCGTTGATTGCCGCAGAAAACATCCCCGCTTCCTCTGCCCCACGGGATAATTGAAACAAGCGTTCAAGCTGTCCGATTGTGGTTACACCATACCGGCGCTCTCGTTCGTCCCTGAGTTCTTCAATATACTCCACAACATGTGGGTAGTTTTTTCCGTTCAACAAACGGGAAGCGTGTTCCGCTGCAAGATCCGCTTTGTATCCCGCTTTACGGGCACTCTCCGCATTGCTGTATATGCCTTCGACGACATGTTTAGCAAAAGTCATTTGACGAGTAGTTAGGATGCGGTCGTGCTTATCTTCAATCTCAGCTTTAATAATCGGCATCGGTTCTTTCTCAATGTTTCCCTCACAATACAACAAACAAAACCAGTTTGTCTATAAAGGGAAAACACCCCCTCGTGCCTCAAAACAGAACTTTTTTATTTTTGTTGATGCCTTGGAACCAGTAATTTTACCAATTGAGGACACTACCTTGTCCTCAAATAAAAACGTGTCCTCAAACCCAACACCGTATAAACCCTTGTATACAAACAATAAGTAAGAGGGGTGAGGACGGTGAGGACGGTGAGGACAAGATTTTCACTTAGAAAAAAAAAAAAAAACTAACGAGGGGGCAAATCCCCCTTTAAGGAAAAATAAATAACTTTTGCATTTCCCTATTGCATAAGACACTATAAGACGTTATAGTAAGGAATACACAATAGGAGGAGCTTGAGATGTATAACGGATGGAAGAACAAAGAAACGTGGCTCGTGAACCTGTGGTTGGGCGATACATTAACCGAGGACCAAGATGCGGGTGCTGAGATCACTGCTGACTATATAGAGCGACATGTTGATCTTTGTATTGAGGATAGTGCGCCAGATGTTAATGATTTTGCTTTGGATTTATTGAACTGTGCGTTGGGTGAGATTGATTACCATGAGATTGCTTCGCATTATGAGGATAGCCTAACTTCAGAGGAGACGGGACAATGAAACAGCAGGAGATATTTAACAAGGCTGCAATTCATTTGATGGGCATGGATGGCCCGTGCGTTGATGCGGAAGGTGATGCTTGTGCGTACCGTGGAACGGTATGTGACGAGTATGATGACTATGAGTTCAACGGCCAGAAGTGCGCTGTTGGTTTGTTTATTGAGGACAAGTATTATACGGAGCATTTTGAGGGCAGTGGAATAAACGGCGACGCATCTGTTGCTAATGCTGTTGCGTGGTCATGGGGTCAGGAGCATTTAACTGAAGATCAGCTAGAATTATTGTCTGATTTGCAGAAGGCGCATGACGACATTAATTCTTCTTGGTCTGAGAACATTGTCCTGTCTTTAGATAAGGTGGCCGACAAACATCATCTGCGCTTTGATCCGAAGGGGTCCAGCGCATGAGGGATTTAATAAAAAGATCAGACTTATTTGAGTGGTTAGATACCTGCCCATCAGACAAGTGGAAAATTACCCGCGACGATTACGGATATGTTGTTATCGGATTTCCCAACGACGAAGATGACATTGATGACTTGTTCGACGAGAAAGGCGAAGCGGCATGAGGTATATTATTCGAGACAAGAGCCGAGCTTACGGTGTGAACCAATAGCACCAATCAAGAAACTACGGAGGAGAAAGTAAATGCCTAATCATTGTTATCAGCAGGTTTTTATAGAGGGTCCACATTGTTTGGTGTCTCGTTTGTGGGATGGATTAACCGAGAACGGTTATGATCCTTACAATGGCGGTCGATGTAAGGGTCCACAGTTTTGTCAGTTGATTGTTCCGATGCCCATTGAGCAGTGGCAAGCGCCCAAGACTAACTGGCGGGGGCACGAGGTTTCCGGTTGGTATGACTGGCGCGTTAATAACTGGGGCACGAAGTGGGATGTGTGTGAGGTTACGATTGATGGGGAGTTTTTACCGACCCATCCAGACGAGGACCAGTGGTCTGCGCTACGTTCAACCACGAGCACGTCCTTTGATTTTAGTTGTTGGACGGCATGGGGTCCACCTACTCCTGTTTGGGACAAGTTGCATGAGATAGGTGTTGATGTTCATGCTACTTATCAGGACGAGGGCGGCATGTTTGAGGGTGAGTATGCCTATGGTACGGATCGTTCGTGGGAGCCTGAGTTGATGGAGGAGGCGTAATGGGACAACGGAGGCTAGGGATGTCTTGTTCGGATTGGACTCAGACTTTTGGGCACAAGATGCGGGGGCATCGGTACAGCGAGGCCCTTAATCAAACTGATTTTGGATATATTGTGGGGCTGACGCAGCACCAAGTGTCTCGATATGAGCGTGGCGTTGTGCCTGTTCCTATGGAGGTTCAGGCAAAGATAAGCTTGGCTGTAGGAATACTAAAGGAACAAAAAGTTATGGAGGTTGAGATCGATGGGTAAGTTGAGTGGATGGTATGAGGGTGAGAACGGCGCGATCCAGTTCTATGTCCAAACGAAAGAGGGAGAGGACATGGTTGACGCCCTTGGTCAGATGTATGCGGAGGACCCTGACTTTGGGGATACTGACATGGAGGTTGATTACGATGGCGAGGATGTCACTGCCAAGGTTTATGGGATCATGAAGCAAGTGAATTTTATAAAAATAATGGGAGGTTGAGGTCGATGGATGATGATCGTGTAGACCTTCACTATGTTATTTATCGTTTGGGGGACATAGTTTCATCGACCAAGCAAAAGGACATGTCTGTTTTGCGTCAGGTTGAGGAGTTCAAGCGCGAGTTGATTTATAACTTGGGCGTCAATCAGTTAAGGAGAAAGAACCATGGGCAAGATAAAAAACATATTGATTGAGATGCAAGAGACGCCGATTATGGAGGCGTGTTCTGATTGTTGGGGTGAAGGGACTATTGAGGTTGAGCACCCTCGGTATCGAGGTCCTTCCCGTGACGTTGGTGTAATCGACGTTGAGACGGAGACATGCGAGACGTGTATGGGCGAGGGTATGGTTGAGCGTTTGTGTGATTGTGGCGCTTTGGTAACGATGTTTATGGGGCGGGACGCAGATATATGTATGGAGTGTGCGGATGCCTAAGAAGCTTGAAAAGAGGCATTGGGCCGAGGACAATTCGGTAACTAATGCTGTTCGGGGTTTTCAAAGTCGTTTGAACCAAGGTAGTTCACTTGGGGGGAAGTTGTACGTTCATCTTCCGCCCTCGAACCGCAAGGAGCGACGGCTTTTAGGTAAGGAACAAAAGAGAAAGAAAGTCATGGTAGCCAAGAAGGAGATAAACGATGTTTCTAAAAATATGGAATAGGATTATGGCAAAGCGGATGTCGAATGTGCGTCTTACTCGCAAGGAGCAAGTTCTCCACGAGTTAAATCGTGGAGCGGGGACGGCCCGTCAGTTATCGGATCGCATGGGTTTAAGGTTAAGTATTATTCGCCCTAACTTGTCTGCTTTGCATAAGTCTGGATTGATCCGAGACACTAAGACTTACGCTGGATTAGAGATTGTTTGGGAGGTTGTGAAGTGATTAGATGGGTTTGTTATTAAGCGCGGGACCGCAGGGCAAACGAGCCAAGTGCGAGGTAGTGTGTGCAGATTGTGAGGAGGAGTGGGTTATGTTTTATTTTCCTGTTTCGGTAGACACCTTAGAGCAATTGACCCGCAGTTTGTGCATTAGTTGTGGCGGAAAGAACCTTGAGTATTTTGCTGATTGTTTGAAGGATCCGAACGATGATTGAGTTTTTTACAGTGTTAGTAATTGAGTACGAGATGCAGTCTAAAACAATACAGTCGCGTATACTTTTTGAAACGTGGGATCATTGTGAACGAACGTTACGCATAGATGAACTGTACGATGTTTTTTACAACAACTACAAAAACACCAGCATGAAGTGTCGGCAAACTGAGATGCGTTCTAAACTTATTAGGCCAAAGCTAAGGCCCTCACCGTTAAAACAATGAGGGTTTTTTTTACTTAGTTGTTTTCGTATCCATAGCCTTCAGGACTACCTTCAAACGTTATCTGATACCGTTTTGATTTAGATATAACCTCCTCTACCGGAGTGCGCGTAATTCGTGCGGCTTCCGCCAGACTAAACCCTTGCTCCGCTAAACGTAGCAAATCTTGCGCGGGTTTTGATCTTCCGATGTCCGACATGCGGGGCTTTCCGCTGCTTTTTTGGTGTTCTTGTACAATCCCATAATTTAAGGAACGTCCCCCGCATTTAGCGATCATTTCTTTATTCTCAATCAAGGCCAACGCCTTCATTTTGTCTAGTCCCGTCAATGTTACCTCCTAGTTTTTTTTTACCTGTAACGTACAAAACAAATAACTGTTGCGTCATTTGATCCAACTCTCTCCGCAACTCACGGTTCTCCTCGCAAACGCGCTCGTATTCGTGGCGGTTAATCATATTAAAGCTCCACTTTGTCATATTTTTCTGTGTTCAAAGACAAACTCATCGTGAAGGGTTCGGCACGTAAGATACCCGTCTCGTTTAAGTTCCTTTAACATTTGATGTGCTGCGCCTTCCTTCAACTTCATACGTTTTGCAAGGTCGGATACAGTCCAAGCTTCGCGGGTCTTCAACACGTCAAACACCACGGCTCGTAAATCTACTTTGTTCCTGTAGTTCCGCCCGTTTATAGCTGAGTTAGGTTGCAGGTTCAGCCGCATATGTTCGTTCTCTATTGATGCTAGTTGTTTTGGGGTCATCTTGTTTTGTTCTCTCTCCATGATTTGCTTTCTTTGGTTTTGGATTAATTTTTGTTGCTGTTCCAACTCAAGGAACTGCCTGTCCAAGTCGCTATGCTGTGGGAAGCCTACTATGTTATCATCCATGTTCACCTCCAAAATTAGGTGCCCCGTGCTATCACACAGGGACTAACCGTATCGTGGTTTCTGCCGACAAGATCACAAGGAAGAAAGACATGTGTTATACAACACGGAGGTTTCCTTGCTCTTGCTGCTGTGGTTTATGCGGAACATCCAAAACGCGCCCACTCACAGCTTGGGTATTCTATTTCCACGGGTGTCTTTGTTGTATCCCCTAATTTGGTTGGGCTGCATCCGCGACCATCCCCTAGAGAAAGCCCTAGCGACATCAAAATCCAGTCCCGTCAGCTTTACGATTTCCTCCGCTGCGTTCATTTCCGAGACGTGTCCATTGCATCGACTCTCAAGCAGCTTTGTTATTTTGGGGTCATAGTCAGCCATTGTCGCACCTCCTCTCCTAACACCCTTGCACCTAGTTCTATCTTTGATTGCAATGAGCGAACTATCTTCTCGTCTATGGTGCTTTCCGTAATCAGATCTATGTATGTCACGTTGTTTTTCTGACCAATTCTGTGCGCTCGATCCTCTGATTGGATCCGAGTTTCGAGGTTGAAGTCATTAGCATAATACACCACAAGGTTTGCTTCGGTCAACGTTAGTCCGTACCCTGCGGTAGCGGGGTTTCCTACGAAGAACCGTAGCTTTGATCCTTTCTGAAACTCTTTTATGATATTGTTCCGTTGATTATCGGAGGTATCCCCAAAGTATGCGGCTGCGCTATCCTTTCCAAACTCTTTATTCAGCATGCTGGTAATGGTTTGGATGTCATGACGGAAACGTGACCAGATAATTGCCTTCCCATCATGTTCTTGTAGGCACTCTCGTAGTGTATCTAGCCGCTTTGAAGGAAACGTTACCATCTCTCCCTCGTCTGTTTTCAAATGCCCTGAAAGGATTTGTTGCAGCCTGAGAAGCTGCGTAATCACAGCGGGAGCCGTAGTCATTTCACCGTCGTCAAGCATGACTAACGCATATTTGCGGATGGACTCGTACATCTCCTTTTGTTCGTTGGTCATGTCTACATAACGAACTGTGTATAGCTTTTCGGGTAGGTCAAGGCAGTCTTTTTTAAGCACTCGATAACTAAAGTCATCGATCTTCTGAGTTAGTTCATTGATGTTGCGATACCCGATTACTTGATTAAAGGATTTTGCTCCCATTGATTGCTTCACGATGACTGCGTATCGATTTTGAAAGGCGTAATACGAGTCGTATCCCAGAATACCGTTCTGTAGAAAGTCAGCTTGAGCATAAATGTCGAGCGGACTTTTTGTAATAGGTGAACCAGTAAGCGACCTTTTGAATTTAAAACCCTGGGCGATCTTACATAAGTTTTTAGTGCGTTTGGCTGCATGGTTTTTAATAGTAGTTGCTTCGTCAAGAGCAATTAAACCGGAAGCTCCAAACTTTAAACGCATCCACTCTCCTGCTTGTTTACCCTTCAACGTGGAAAACGCCTCGACGTTCATAACAAAGATAGTCAGGCCATCAAACTTGTCTTTGACCGAGCGCATTTCCTCTTTTTGTTTTTTGTTAGCACCGCTAACCCAACGGATTACGCGATGGGGCACATCATCTGACATGTGCTCTGGAATTTCTTTAGTTACCCAGTTGCGATACACGCCCTTTGGGGCAATGACCAAAGCAAAATTGATCTGCCTTGTTTTGTAAAGCATACCCATGTTATCAATCAGGACCTTTGATTTGCCCGTCCCCATTTCCATAAAAAAACCAAAAGACTGCCGTTGTCCTGCAAGGTCCAGTGCAGTCTGCTGATGTTTATATGGTGTTGTTTTGAATTTGTACTTGCATTTCATATCATCCTCCTTATATAGTCTTATACATGGACTAAGGTAGTTCATAAATCAACCCTGAAGAGGAAAAAAACTTATGGATATTTTTGATGACATTTTTGATGAAGGCGGTGCGCTTGCCAACGTCAATACCGGAACAGGAAAGCAGTTAAGCGACCTTGTCCGCGTACTTCGTAACGTCGAGCAACAGATAGACGATGCGGAAAAACACCTGAAGACACTCAAGCAAGAGAAGCACAAGCTTTCTGTCGAGAACATTCCTGCTCTTATGGACGAGATGGGCGTTGAACGTCTGGACGTTGATGGTTTGACCGTCGAGCGCAAGGTGATGGTTCATGCTTCGATACCTCAAGACCGCAAGGATGAGGCGTTTGCGTGGTTGCGTGAAAACAATCTGGACGACATTATCAAGAATGATGTTACTTGTTCGTTTGGTAAAGGCCAAGACAACTTGGCAGGGGATGCAGTTGGCATCTTGCAAGATCGTGGGTTTGATCCAAAGACCAAAACTCATGTCCACCCATCCACACTCAAGGCGTTTATTAAAGAACGTGTGACGGACGGGAAACCAATTGACCTTGACATGTTCGGGGCCTTCCTCGCAAACGCTGCACAAATTCGGAGGAAAGCTTGATGGGTATTTCAAAGAAAATGCAGTTGGAAGAAATGGATCGTAACTCAAAAGCCGAGGAGCGTATGAGTGAAATCATTGCGCGAGAAGATGAGGTTGGGTTTAAGGAGTCTGACTTTGTCAACACAGAGTTAGTAGAGGTCATTCAAGAACTACAAAATAAAAAAAGCGGAGGAAATAAAGATGAGTAATCAAGTAGCTATGAAAGAAAGTGCAGAGTTAAGCACAGACCTGATGGATGATATTCTTGAACACGAGGGAGAAGGTGCGGTTTTTGACAGCTCCGAGATGCAAATACCGTTCTTGCGTGTACTACAAGCATTGTCGCCACAGTTGAACAAGAAAAAGTCTGAGTACATTGAAGGTGCTTCGTCTGGCGACATGTTCAATACAGTGACCCACGAGTTTTTTGACGGCGAGAAAGGAGTCAATCTTGTGCCGTGCTTTCAAACCACAAAGTATTTGGAGTTCACACCTCGTGAACAGGGGGGTGGTTTTCGTGGTGAAATTCCGGTCAGCGATCCGATTCTTACTCGTACCACACGCAATGGTTCAAAAGAGATTTTGCCCACGGGTAATGAGTTGGTTAAGTCCGATCAGCATTACTGTTTAGTAGTGGGCGAGGACGGCTTGCTCCAGCCAGTTGTTGTGGACATGAAGTCTACACAATTGAAGGTAAGCCGCAGATGGAAAACGCAGATTGCGATACAGAAGATTGCGCACCCAAAAACAGGTAAGATAATCAAACCGCCTTTGTTTGCAACCATGTGGAAGTTGACAACAATGGAAGAAAGCAATGACCAAGGGTCGTGGTCTAACTACCTAATTGCGAAGGTTGGGGTAGCTCCCCGTGATGTGAGACTTGAGGCAAAATCTTTCCGAGACAGCATTGCTGCGGGTGAGGTAAAAGCTGCACCAGAGGAGGGGTCTTCCCAAGCCTCTTCCGTAAATAAGGACGACATTCCGTTCTAAGCAGCTAGGGGCGGCAATTCTCTCCTCATTATTGCCGCCCCTTTTTTAATTGGGAGCTTAATATGTCAGTAGCAAAAAGAATGATGTCCGCGTTTGAGGGATCAGACCTTGGGTATCTTGTTACTAGAGTTAAGGGCAAAGGTCACAGAGGTAAAACTGAGGCCGAGTATCGCACAATTCACGGACAAATTGACGAGAGCGTTATGCAATTGCATTTGGACGGCGTAAGTGGGGTGGGAGTTGTCCCTATTTCTTCTGGTAATGTATGTATGTTTGGGGTGATCGATATCGACGTGTACGATCTTGACCACAAGGATTTACAGGCAAACATTCAACGTTTGAAGTTGCCGTTGGTACACTGCCGCTCAAAGTCAGGCGGGGCGCATCTCTATCTCTTTTTTAAGGATTGGGAATCTTGTGCCATGGTTCGGGAACTATTGGTTGAGATGCGTTCTGCGTTGGGTTTTAGCGGTTCGGGAGAACTATTTCCCGCTCAAGAGGTAATTAATGATAAGGACGGGGAGGTTGGAAACGGGATTAACCTTCCGTATTTTATGTCAGAAACACCCACCCGCTACGCTTATAATAAAAAAGTGGAGGCGTTGGAGGTTGAGGAGTTCTTAGACTTTGTGGAAAAGAACCGAGTTTCGATGGCCTCGGTACAAGAGATCGAGTTAAGCGGGGATCAAAAGTATTTTGAAGACGGACCAATCTGTCTACAAATCCTTGCGTCGATGGGCAAGATCACAGAGAACCGAAACATTTTTATGTTTAACGTGGGCGTGTATTGTAAAAACAAATGGCCTGATGATTGGGAAACTCACCACGAGGAATACAATCGACAGCTATGTGATCCTCCTCTGCCGTCGAAGGAAATTGTCGATCAGCAAAGATCTTTAAAGAAAAAGGACGGATACTTTTACCAATGCACAATGTGTCCTCTCAAGGACTATTGTAACAAGTCAAAGTGCAAGATGCAAAAGTATGGCATCGGATCGAGTTCTGAGGATCAGGTTCAGATAGGGAGTATTACTATCATGTTATCGGAACCGCGCTTATACTTCATGAGTGTGGAGGGAAAGTCACTCACGCTTTCAACAGATCAATTACAAAACCCCACGCTTTGGCAAAAAGCTTGTATGGAACAGTTGGATATGATGCCGCCTGTACCAACACGGGGAGATTGGCAACAGTTAATCAATGGTATGTTAAGTACCTCAACCAAACAAGAGGTGGCACCAGAGCTTACACGGGCAGGGAAGTTTGAAAACCTGCTCCGCAAATTCTGCACAAGCCACATTCGAGCAGTAACACCCGAAGAGGTTCTGTCTGGGAAACCTTGGACAGACAGAGGCAAGACGATGTTTCGCATCGATTCTTTCGAAAAGTTCCTACGCAACAATGACTTCACTGATTTTACTACGGGTCGGATACAGGAGCACATTCAACGTTTGAACAGCAACGAAGAGTGCCATGGGAAACTAAACTACACGAAGGACGATGGTAAAAGATCAAACACACGAGTGTGGTGGGTTCCTGAGTTTGAAAACTTAGACGTAGAAATAGATGTTAAGGAGAATAAATATGATATCCCATTCTAACGATAACAATCCACAGTTGATGAAACTTAAGGAGGTGTGTGAGATGCTAACGATTTCACGGGCAACCATCTATCGATGGGTTGATGAAGGCAAGTTTCCTGAACCTGTGGTACTTGGTCAGGAAGATGGCAAGCGCAGCGCGGTTCGTTGGTACAAGACAGACGTTTTAAACTGGCTAAAAGGACGGCCCAAGGGGGTGCAGAAAAATGATTCCTAAGTCGGAATTAATTTTTGGTCCGCCAGGAACGGGTAAAACATACACTTTAATCAAAGAGGTGGAGACAGCCCTTGCAAGGGGCGTTGCTCCTGACCGCATAGGTTATGTGTCTTTTACCAAGAAGGCCATCCAAGAGGCCATAGAACGAGCCTGTGGGCAATTTGGCATCGACCAGAAGCAGTTGCCATGGTTTCGCACACTGCACTCATGGGGGTTTAATGGCATAGGCGCGAGTTCTACCGACATGATGTCCTCGGAAGATTGGGGCGTTTTGGGCCGTGAGGTAGGAATGAAATTTTCAGGAGCTTCAAGGGTCAACCCCGATGAAGGGTTGTTGTTAGCGCCGGAGAGCGAGTTCGAAGCAGGAGACACGTATCTGCGTATGATTGACCGTGCGCGGTATCGAATGGTGTCTATTGAGCAAGAGTTTAATGAAGCAGAAGATTGGAGCAAAGACTTTAACATCCTGCGCAGGGTGCAAAAAGAGTATGCGCTGTATAAATCTAAGTTAAATAAAATCGATTTCGTGGATCAGATCGAACTATACATAGACTGCGGTATGCCACCGTATCTTGAAATGTTGATTATTGACGAGGCACAAGACCTAACCCCGTTGCAATGGGCGATGATAACGAAGATCTCAAAGAATGCCGAGCGTGTACTTATTGCAGGAGATGACGATCAAGCGATCCATAGGTGGACAGGTGTGGACATACGGAAGTTTCTTGAATCATCAGACAATATCCGCGTTCTTTCGCAAAGCTATCGAATGCCAGAAAAGGTACACCTTCTGTCACAAAGGATTGTAAAGCGGATTAGTTTACGCAAAGAAAAGTTGTTCCATCCAACGGATGATGAGGGCCGTGTAGACTGGCATTACAGCGCAGACGACTTGGATTTGGACAATGGTTCATGGACCTTAATGGCTAGAACAAATAAATACATTCGTCGTTGGGGCGATACGCTGCGGGACCAAGGGTATTTGTACTCTTACAAGGGGCATAGCAGCGTAAATCAAAAGTCTGCCAATGCTATGAACACATGGCGCAAGCTGCAAGCGGGTGAAGGTGTTGAACTTGGATTGATCCGTGACTTTTACAAACATGTGCGCAAGCGCGGGGATTTGGCTGTCGTAAAACATGGGGCCGCAGGGCTTTTAGATGCAGCCGCACCGGATGCGTTTTTGACATGGGATGATTTAGCTATGCAGTTTGGTATGGTCGCAGATAAAGAGCGCGATGCGTTTGAAGTTGCGAGATTCGGGGATGACGAGCGGATGTACATAGAGTCCCTTATTCGTCGGGGTGAGGATGTGACTTCGACACCTCGGATTAAACTTTCTACGTTTCACAGCATGAAGGGAGGAGAGGACGATAACTGCGCAGTGTTTTCAAAGGTGCCTCCGATCTGTGACATCAGAACAACAAAGACCCCAGACGATGAGCACCGTTGTATGTACGTGGGGATCACACGATCAAAGCACAGCTTACACATTATCGATCCTCCAGGGAGAAACAAATATGAGTTCTAAGTGGGATTACTACTGGAGTGTTAGAGATGACGCTTTGTATATTTGGGAAAAGGGCGGTGTTTTAATAGCCAAAATCGACCCAGAACATTTTACTGCAATAATCGCAGAGTTGGCGGAGCACCTTAAATGGCAAGAAACAAGTCAGACAAAAAAACAATAGCGTTTTTAGAACGAATGGAGATGGACAACCCAGAGCCGGATTGGAATTGCCCTCCAGAATACCCTGACCTATCGAAGTATAAAACTATTGCGATAGACTTGGAAACTCGTGATCCGAACCTCACAACCATGGGACCAGGATGGCCTCGTAACGATGGTTACATTGTCGGAATTGCTGTGGCTGGTGGGGATCAATCTTGGTACTTTCCAATCCGTCACCAACACGGGCAAAACATGGACCCCAAGTTTACGCTCAAGTGGTTCAAGAAACAGATGGCAACGCCACACATAGACAAACTTTTTCACAACGCGACATACGATGTTGGTTGGTTGTTGGCAGAAGGAATTGAGGTCCAAGGACGGATCCTCGATACGATGGTTGCCGCGCCTTTAGTGGACGAAAATAGGTTTTCTTACAGCTTAAATCTTTTGGGTTTCGATTACGTGGGGCAACGAAAAAGCGAAAAGCTTTTACGCGCCGCCGCAAAAGACTGGGGCGTTGATGCAAAAGGTGAAATGTGGCGGCTTCCTGCTAAGTATGTAGGGGATTACGCAGAGCAAGACGCCTCTCTGACATTACGGTTGTGGGACCGCATGAGGAGTGAGATCAACGGGCAGGACCTACATCACATTTTCGCACTAGAAACTAGCCTCATTCCACTTATGATTAAGATGCGGTTTAACGGTGTGCGTGTAAACTTGGACAAAGCAGATCGTGTTAAGAAAGAACTAAAGATCAAGGTTCAAAACCTGAAAGCCGATATCAAACACCGTACAGGTGTGGACCTAGAACCATGGGCCAGTGCGTCTGTTGCAAAGGTTTTTGAGGCACTAAACCTCAAATACCCTATGACGGATTCTGAAAAGCCAGTGCCGTCGTTCACAAAGAGTTATCTCAAGGCTCACCCGCATGAGGTGGCGCAGATGATTGTGAAGCTAAGAGAATTTGACAAAGCAAGTGGGACATTTGTAGAGTCAATTCTCAAGCACGAACATAAGGGTCGTATCCATTGCGAGTTTCATCAGCTTCGCTCTGACGATGGCGGAACGGTAACGGGGCGGTTCTCGTCTTCAAACCCAAACCTTCAGCAAATTCCTGCGCGTGACCCAGATATTAAGAAGTTAATTCGTGGGTTGTTTATGCCAGAAGAGGGAACCAAGTGGGGATCGTTTGATTATTCGAGCCAAGAACCAAGGCTCTTGGTGCATTTTGCTGCGTCCATGCCAGACTCCATGCGGCATCCAATGGTTGATACGATTGTGGACGAGTATCACAAGGGGGATGTGGATCTACACCAAATGGTAGCAGACATTGCAGGGATTAATCGCAAGGAGGCAAAGGTTGTTAACCTTGGGATTATGTATGGCATGGGCAAAGGCAAACTGGCAGCGCAGCTTGGTATCTCTGAAAACGAGGCCAGTATGTTATTGTCAACGCACCAAGAAAAGGTTCCGTTTGTTAGACAGCTTGCTAAAATTGCTTCGAACAGAGCCGAGGAGTACGGACAGATACGAACATTGCTTGGACGCTTGTGTCGTTTTGATAAGTGGGAGCCTAAAGGGTTTGGGTTTAAGGAAGCTCTGTCGTTGGAAAAAGCGCAGGAAAAGTATGGCGACGTAGGCAGCTTGAAAAGATCGTTTACTTACAAAGCGTTAAACAAATTAATTCAAGGATCAGCAGCCGACCAAACAAAAAAGGCAATGGCAGATTGCTGTTCTGAGGGCTTGACCCCTTTGTTGACGGTGCATGATGAGTTATGCTTTTCTGTAGAGGGCGACGACCAAGCGAGACGCATTAAAGAGATAATGGAAAACGGGTTGTCCGATATATTGAAAGTTCCCTCTAAGGTAGATGATGAGTATGCTGACGATTGGGGAGGTATTGAAGGATGAAAACTCTTGGTTTCCGTGAGATGCACAAAAGTCAAGTGATCGAACTTCTGGAGTTTATTAGCTGTTCACTGAATGCCGCTGCAATGGCGGATCCCGAAGTATACGAGGAGATGAACGAGAAAGCCCAAGATTTAGTAGAGATCTTTGGAGGGCTTCAAATTGTTACCCAGACCTCCCTAGAGATTTAGCCAAAGCCTGTGTTGCCGGATCATTGCCAAGGATTGTGGGGTCCACTTGGGCCGTTGCCGTTTGAATCGGCTGTGGCATAGGTGGAGTCAACATTCCCTGCTGTTGGGGGATTAAGTCGTCGAAGTTCAACGCCGGAGGTTGTTGTTGTGGGATCAAGTCGTCGAAGTTCATTGCCGGAGGCGCGGCACGAGGTGCGGGTTCCGGCGAAGCAACGGACAGAGGCTGTCGTTTACGGTCTCTGGAGCGTTGATTGAACGGAGAAAAGTCAGACATATCTGTTAAAAACGTCCGGCCTTCAGCTTTACGCATTCTTATCAAATCTTTCCACAATTCTTGACTTGCATCAGTGGGCCAAAACTCTCCGTTCATAATAGCGTTGGCTTCGGCATTACCTAATCGTGCTCCTTGAACCAAGTTCTGTCTGATAATTGTGTTCTGACGAGATTTACTTAGACCAGGCATCAACTTCCGAGCGGCCTCTATGTCTTGGTACAATTTGCTTTGCTCACGATACAAGTTATCAAGATAAGTATCCCAAGAACGAACCATATCAGATTGTGTAAGGTTCGCCCGTTTCATGTCTCGTTGAGCAGCACTTTTTGCCTCTGTGCGGCGAGGGGTATATGCCTTCCCTGCAAAAGCAAAATCGTTGCGGATGTCTAGGGTCATGGGTGTAAACCCTGTTACCAAACGAGCGCCTTCTTTAAAAATGTTATACTCTTCACCACGGTTTCCTGGGGATCCAGTAATCGAGCGTAATACTCGACCCTGATTGAACATTTCTCTTGGTACTGTAACAGAAAGTGGGCGATCAACTTCCGCAATTAGTTTAGCGTATTCAGGAATCACACCATTCATTATGTGCCCAAGAGACTTATCAATCTTGTCACCCAAAGAATCTGTGCGGTTGTAAATCGGAATACCATCTTGGTTTCGGCCCCCGCGTCCAAAGACAGACGCGACAGGAACCCCCGAAGACGGTAATACATCTGCTAGTCTTTCATAAATTAAAGATTCTTCCCCAAACGGCTCTGCAAACATCCGTAAACCTGTGAATGCCGCTGCGCCTATGCGTTCTACTTGGTTCTTGTCGAGCTTTCCTTGTCTACCATACACTTCTAATGCTGCACGAACAGGATCAAGGACAAAGGCGTAAGGGCTAACGTAGCTAAGATCAATGTAATCCAGCTTTCCTTTCTGGTCGTTGTTCAAAATTACCAGTTGATGCCCTGCCATATACGTTGGCAAACGAGATTTTAAGGCGTCATATTGCTCTTCAGTAGTTCCGGTTGCATACATCGAGGCTTTAACAGCCTGCGAGGGGCCGATAGATGCGACAGTCGCATAGGACATGAGACGTTGAGCACCCGCACCACGGATTTGTTTCTCAAAAATAGAAGCAGCTTCCTCTCCGATCTCTGCTCTGGTGTCCGCAGGAATTGTGAAAGACATTTCTTTCAGCCCACGGTCCAAGATGTTTGCTGAGTTACGAATATTTTCTGAAGCAAAAGAAGTAAAATTACCAATTAGAGGAACAATGTCCAAAGCACGGACAGCCTTACCAATCCGTGTGTAGATAGGCATGGTGTCTTTAACTATATCTGCTGCCATAACTTCATGCGGTAAAAGGTCTGAACCCTTGTCAAACTCTGTCACCGCGCTCTTATAACGCTTGGCAAGTCCTCCTTGAATCAATGCTTCATAAACTCGAAAATCGTCAGGATTAAGTCCTGACGCTTCAAACGCATTTAAAATTTTCTTTTCTTCTCCCAACAAAGCAAGAGCTTTAAAGAAAGTGTCCGATTCACCATAGACTTTTTCAAACGTCTGCATGAAAGGGATCTTGTCTGTCCATACATCAACTGTTTTGGCGACTTTCATTGCGCTACCAGTAAGGTCTTCTCCTGCTCTTGCAAAATCCTTCAGGGATCGAACAACCAAGTTGGTATCTTCAACGCCGGACAAAGAAATCTTTTTTGCCATACGTGTAAGTCCAGCCTCTTCCATGTCCGCAAGGCTAGAAGTTAAAACCTTAAACACATCGCTAAAGTCAGTGTCCCTTCCTATATTTGCGTTGCCACCAAGCATCGCAAGGTTGCCTGCAACATTTCGAACTTGCGCCCCAGGATTTGGTACGATTGTCATTTTTTGAGACAAAGACCGTAGCTGAGATAACACACCCGCTGCTTCACCCAAAAAGGTATTGCTGCCAAATCGTAACGGAGCAGTGATTGCCCCGTAGGTTTCAGGGGAAACCAACCGACCTGTTAACTCTCCGTAAGATCCACCAAAAACATGCTGAATATCACGGCTTTCACCTAACTGGCGATACCCCTTTTTGTTGATTAAGTCATCGCGGAATTGCTTAATAACTTGTTCAGCGGGATCGACATATACTACATTCCCCGCTTGATCAACGACTTCGGCTTTAAGTCCTTGATCTCTTGCGATTGTTCTGAACGGCTGCTTGGCGAGATCATACTGCTCTGGAGTCATCCGCATTGCGTCGGGTAAATCAATAATTGCTGGACGACCACCTTGGTTAAGCATCTTCATGCCTTCGACCGCATCGACGGCTAGACCCTGATCAAGCATGGCTCGATACATATCAGCCGCTGCATTGGCCTGTGCCACATCAGAAATAGTCTTTTTGTAGACTTCCCTAGTATTTGTTATTTCGCCTTTTAGCTTTCTTAGATTGGGACTTTTATCTAGCAAAGGTTCCCTAGCAATGAACAAATCATCAAAAGAAGTAAGCACGGGGCGATCAGTGGCAACAAGTCCTGTTTTGCCGCCTTTTGCTGCTCTAGTAACCTCTTTAATCTTATCTTTTAAAACTACATCAGGAGGTGTCCCTGTTATTGTATAAAGGCCAAGTGTGTCTAACACACGCTCTTTGGCTAATGCACGAGTGTTGTCGTCAACAACCTGACCAGACGGAACAACAATCCTCGCAACTTCCTCGACAGCATCGTCAAACTCCTTAGACGAAAGATCTAATCCTTTGTAAAAATTAATAGGATTAATATACTGATCAAACTGACGACGTAAATGTATACCCTGGTTGTTTTGGTTTTGAAGCATTTCTTCCAAGGCTTCGGCGGCTCTTTTTTTCGCAGGAGTATCTACTGGAAGTAGTTCACCAGTCTTTTTATCTGTTCCAATGACGGTCTCAAGGTTTCGAATTGTTTGTTCATTAAGACCTACACTAACATTGATCATAGAATCCGCTGCTTGGATCATTTCTTTTGAAGCAAAACTCTCTAAAGGCTTTCGATTTCCCAATAGAAAAGAGTTCAAAGCGGATTCAACTCTTTGCGCGTCCACAGGCGTTTTGTCTTTAAGTTTGGAACTCTTTAAGAACTTCATAGAGGCTTTGTCCCAATCTAGCGAGGCTGCCACACCACGACGTTTAAACATATCTCTGGTAGCCAAACCATCTTGAACAGTTTCATACACACGCGGGTCGGCTCCAGCGCCTGCGGTGAAATACTTTACGAAAAGGTCTTTTGCTCCTTTTGCTCCTGCGTTTACCGCACCTAAACCAATAGCATCGAAACCTTGGGACATTCCTTCTGCCACTTTACTCGGCGCTTGACGCACTGCTCCAGCAACCCTTGCGCCTGTTTCCGTGCCTCCGATGCCTCGTGCAATCATTCCAGCCCCTCTAAGAGCCGTGTCCACAGCGCCACTGACAAACATATCTTCGACGCCTACACGAAGTTTGTTGCTAAACCTACGACTCGCTTCAGAGCGCCCTCTTAAACCCGTGTCCGCTTCTGTCTTCAGAGCGTCAGGAAAAACCTTAAAGTTATCGGACAGAGTGGCCTGCCCGTCACTAGCCACTGCTGCACTGTATCCAAGGGCACCTACTGCAGTGCTGCCAATCATGCCTGGGGTAGAACCCACTAAAGACTGCCCAAGTTTTGAGGACCCAAAATCGATAGCCGAGCTACCAAATTTTCCACGCCCTGCTTTCGACAGTTGTTGCCCAGTTTTAGCTGCTTTCGCCGCCTGCCCCGCACGACCAAGCCATCCTGCCACTGGGACAAAACCAACGCCAAAGGCCACAAGGTCCTCCGTCACTTCTCCTGCGGTCCCTAACTCTGGTTTAACGTACTCAAAGGCTTTCGTAACCGCCCTAGAGGTATTTGTATCTAGGGCCGCATCAACGCCTATAGCAGCAAGTTCCACGATTCCTTGTGGGACGGACACAACACCAGAGTAAATACCTTTGCCAATGTCTTCCGCTACATCCGGCACAAGACCTTGATCACCGGACAAATAAGAGCCTTTTTCTTCAGGGATAAGGTCATCGAATGAAATTGTTGGCGACTCATTATCGTTCTTGGGAATCAAGTCATCGAAGGATATATCCGCCATTACAAGTCTCCTGGGTCAACCCCTGCTGCTACCAGCCTGTCAACAACATCTTTTCTGGGGGCACCAAGTCTAATGGCACGACGTGCTTTTTCTATCGGGGTCATCGGTGTAGAACCACTTGCCCCGCCGCCACCAAGAGGGGCGCTTTGCAAATAAACTAGGATGCGATCTCCTGAACCTGGAATATCTTGGTTAAAAGCCTCCGCAACGACCGCAGGGTCCTCACCCTTTTTCACGCGATCAGCAAACATATCCATTAGTTCTTTGTCCGCACCAGACAGTTTAGATGTCGTAGATTTAGACCTTGCACGAATATTGGCCTCCGCAAGTGCAGCTTCCTGTGCCGCACGACGTGTTTCTGTTTCACGGGACACGGCCAAGCCTTCAACTGCCGCTTGTGCAATACGAGAACCTGCTGTTGGGCGTAGCTCTTGACCTGTGTTTGGATTAACGTAGTTACCTGCAATTGCACCCGCAAGTTTCGCACCAAAGATGGCCTTGTTTAGTTGATCGATTTCAGCTTCTGCTGGAACACGCTGTATGCCTACCACTGCCGCCGCTTTGCGAAGGTCGCTTTTTGTGTTCCCTGTTCGGTCTTTTTTAGGAACTGTTTCCGCAATAAATTCCTGTGCCGACGCCCCAGGGTTATTCGTCAACTCGTCCCTCGCCTTTTTAATTCCGGCTCTTGCGCCTTTAGGCAAACCAAGTTCTTCGGGGTTCTCAGTCGTAATCGCCGTCGAACCAAATTCAAACGCTTTGCCAAAGGGCATCGCTAAAGCGTTCTCCATGTATTTTGAAATCTGATCCGTTTGTATTTTAGGCATGCCGCCTTCGTTAAACTTTGCTACCCCAGGTTTCTGAGCCATGGGCCGAGGAGCAGGAGCCTTGGGACTAGAACCTTGAGGAATACCTGAGATGTTGGGAATGGGCTGCGACGGAGGTAGCATCTGCGGAGCGGGGGATGACGCAGGAGCCATCATGGGTTGATTTGTTGCAGGCATAACAACGGGACGCCGCATTGCAGCTTGCATTAGTTCTGGTGACGAGGCCATAATCCCACCCATTTGTGGGGCCATGGGCGCTACGCCACCCATATCACGAAGTTTATTTCGTGCCTCTTGGGATTTATTTGTAAAGAGCTTACGGTTGTACACGCCATTCATGTTTATCTACCTATCTCTTAGAACCAAGGCCCGAAGATCCGCCATACATTTGCTGATATGAATCAAGACCCATAGCAGTTCCGACCGTGCTGCCAAGAACATTCTGTTCTGGCGCTACACCCAAGGTTAAGGAGGAAGCAGGGGTGCCTCTGGTTGCCGTGGCAAAAATGTTTGCCAAAGACTCAAACCGTGTAAACGGTTCGTACATTTCTTCAATCCCCGACTGACGTTGTACGTCGTACTCAGACTGCCTCTGCGTTTGTTCAATGCCACCTAAATCCATTAGGCTCTTTACGTCTCGGCCTCCAAGAAGTTGTGCAAACTGACCCAATCCAGCTTGTGCAGTACCCAGACCTTGGAAAACTTGAGCACCAGACTGACCACGGGCCAGTTGGTTTTCAAACGCATTCTGCGATCCTTTTAAAGCGTCGGTGTACGCTGCAGAACGCAACTGTGCCCCTGTTCTAGCAGCACGGTCATCGGCTGCGCGTTGAATTTCTTGTTCCGCTACAACAGCGCGAGATCCGCCAAACGCCCCCTGACCTACAGCTTGCCCTGCTGATCTACCACGTTCAATATTAGCTTGCCGTTGAATGTCCTGTTGTGTGACATCAATTACATCTTCAACAAACGGATCATAAAACTCTCGATAGGACGTGGGATCATAAGCCAGAGCTTGCCCCGTCACAGGATCAAACCCAGTACTTAGAGCCGAGACCCCTTTTTCATACGTCTGCTTACTCTCTTCAAGCATCGGTGCATACGCACCAATTCCCTCTGTACCTAGTTTTATACCCGCAAGTTGCGTGTCTGTAAGAGGTATAACATCAGGAGCCGGAATGCCGCCAACAACGTCCTGAACAGGCTCTCCACGAGCGTCAAGAATTAAATTACCTTCGGCGTCACGACGGTAAATAGGGTTCCCCGCCTCATCTTCTCGTGGAGTTCCATACAACGGAGCCATAGAACCTATGCCTGCGGCATAAGACTCCATTACAGGAACCTGTTCTCCTGTCTCAGAATCCGTTTCGAACAGAAGATTACCTTCTGCGTCCACCGATTGACGCTCTTCTGTGCGGTACAGATTAGCTAAGAGATCTTTTATAAACTTCTCTTGATACTCAGGGAGAAGCTGCAACTGTTGTTGCGTGACGACTGACTCCGCCATTAAGCCCTCCTTTCAAACCTGTTCATCATCTTGTACATCTCAGCAGCCCCTTTTGATCGATTGCCGCCTCCTGCACCCTTGACTGCATCCGCCGTCATGACGAACTCACCGTCTGAAAGCCGAGCCTCTTGAACCCTGCCGCCGTTTTGATAAATCGCTGCGGGTATACTGTCGCTCTTGCCCGTTCCTGGTCCTTTAACAAAACCACCTTGCATCATTGTTGCAATACCACGGCGGCGATAGTCAGGAGCAGCCGTACCTTGATAATCAGGAACCCGCTCACCCGTCCTCGCCATTCGACGTTGTTCCGGTGTCAAAGGAGTTGGTTTCGGTTCTCCTGCTTGAATTAATCCCGCAAGAAGTAAGTTGTCGCTTATTCCACCAAACAACCCTTG